AGTCATTTTTGCATTTTTAAATTTCATTAATAACCTCTCTTTGCTGCACCGAAGCCACGTTTTGCAGCACGGATAATTTTTTTCTTATTCACTGCACCACCCTTTTTAAAAACTCCTCTACCTTTTAAAACATCTGCTCTTGTAACTTTACCATCACCAGTCAAATCTGGAAAGCCACCACCGTCTTTCATCTTAACCACTTGACCTCCATTCTTTCCACCAGGAATATTTTTCTTGTCTTTCTTTTTTTTGAATTTTTTCATTTCATTTTCAAAATCTTCTATAGCTTCAGCTTGAGTCATATCTTTATCTTTCATACGACGTTTAATAAATCTTATAAAGTTAGGATCTTTGAGATCAAACTCTTCATATCCCTTAATTCCTACTAAAGTTGATTCTGATGTGTCGCCCATAACTAGTGTATAGTCGGTTTTATAAGATTTATCAAGTCTCTTACGTTGTGGTTTACAATATTATTATATTCCTGTTCTGTAAGATTATTGTGATATAGCATTTTAGCGACAGCCATCATTGCACCTGCCATTAAGATTTGATCTGCCTGTGATTTAGTAGATTGATCAACGATTGTCATTAATCCACTAAAATATTCTTCTAGAATTTGTGTTGGAGTGTCCATATCTAATAGTTAAGACTATTTAGCTAGCTTTGCAAGTGATATTCCCTCTCTAATTGTTGCGTGTTTATCTGCATCATCTATCTTTTCTTGATTTTGTTGTGTTTGAATAGCTAATCTTTGTTCTTCAAGAGCTTGTTTCTCTCCATCTTTTTGTGCACGAAGCTCTAATTCTTCTGCACGTAGTCCTAATTCTTGTTCTTTTAGTGTAACAAGTGGATCTTTTGTCATTCCTTCTAAATATTCTTGCTCTTCAGCTACCATCTCCTCCGTTAATTCTGCAATTCTTGCTGCAATTTCTTTTTCATTCTGCACTTGGAACTGTTGCATTAGTTGTGGAGGTAGTTGACCACCAAATTGTGCAGCTTGTTCCTGTATAATTGATGCATTTTTAGCCTCAATCTCTTGTCTTGCGACAAAACTTATGTGTTGAGAGATGTGTGACTGCAATAATGCCATAATATTTGGTGTATTTTTCACTAAATACGACGAGATAAAGGCACGATGTGCATTAATGTGAGCTATATGATCTTGTTGTGGAAAAGCTAACAGTGGTTTTTGCATTAAAACCTGTGAATTTTCCATTGCAGGGTCCATTGGTTGCGGTTGTGGAGGGGGAGGTAGTATTTGTTCAATCTGTTGCACGCCCATTGCTTGATACATACGTCTATATGCTTCATATACGTTGTGAATTTGTGGATTTGATTGTGCTAATTGTAATTGTGTTTGGGCTAACGTAATACGTTGCGCCATAGAAAAGATTGTTGGGTCTGAAACAGGTATAATATCAACACGATCATCAAAATCTTGTTGCTTTATCATTCTATTGCCACCAGCAACCATGTATGGATACTCTGGTGGTAAGAAATCAGCGATGATTCTAGCTAAAATTCTAAATTCTTTTTTCTGTGCATAGTGTAATCGTTTATGAATAGCACTCATGACCTTAGAACCTTGCTCCAATAGAGCCATTGTGGTGCCAACTGGATTTGCTTGTGAGCCTTCTCCTAGTTTTTGATCAGCAACAGCAGCAAATCTTCTGCCTGCATCAACAACAAAACCTAATAAAGCGAATAATGTTTGATCGGGTCCTTTATAAGGAAGAGGTAGTAATCCGTTTCGTAAATCTCCTGATGGTGCATCAACATCTCTAAACTCTCCAGGCTGAATTGGGTTGTCATCGTCTCTAATTCTAAGACCTCTTGCTTTAAATCCTGCTGGTAAGTTCGATAAAGTACCTGCGTCGATGAGCTGACGGAGGGCGGACGTGGCCGTCCTACTGAGTCCGCCAAGCATATGGATAAGGCCAAAACCATAAAAGCCGAGACCAGGCAAAAACTTATAATGAACAAAGTATTCAATCTTTCTTTTGAAAGGGTCTTCTTGTTTGTAATTACGGTAGATGGAGAGAACTTTTCCTGACCCCTCTTCAATCGTAACAACATATGGAATCTTTATACCAGTAGGTTCCCCTGTTTGCTCGTCTCTATCTTCGAAACCTTCTATGTCTAAATCACAATGTATTTCTAATAAAGTATACATATCAACATTCGTTGGTTTTGTTTCACCTTGAATATCATTGTACTTTGCTTGTGTTTTTGATTCTTCTTCGTAAGGTTCTTCTAAATCAATATCTCTGTATAGCCCTGCTACTTGAGCTTTACGAATATCGTTCTTTGACATTTTAACAACATGCGTAACTCTCTCTGTTGTGTCTAAATCAGTTGACAAGTAAGGCACAACTAAATCTTCTGCGGGTACAAACTTTGCTACTGGTCTTCCTAGATCAGCATCGTAATATATTTTTTTAAAACTTGACCCTGCTAGTGGTAAATAAAATAACATTTGATCCATGTCAGGATCGTAATCTTCCATCTCATCCGTGATTACATAATTCATGTAATCTTTAACTCGTTGTGATTGTGCTTCTACTTCTGCATTAATATCACCAACGATATTACATTTTACAGGACCCCCTGCTGGTAATAATTCTTTATAGGCTTGTGATTGAAACTGCGTTACGCTCTCGGCTAAAAGCGGATGCGTCACGCCACTCGCTCCTTGGAATGGTTGGGAGCGTTCGTTATATTTAAAACCTAAGAGGTCTAGACCCTTGGTGTACGAGTCGATCCAATCCGAACGTGACTCTTTATCATCTTCATAACTTTGTCTTAACTCACTTGATAGATTGTTTAACTCGTTATCATCGATAGTCTCTGCCAAGTTTGATGAAAAGTCAACAGCAATTTCTTCTTCAACGTTTCCAACGATTGCCCCACCATCTTCTGTAGGCGTTATTTCTGCGCCAATATCCTCGACTAATGAAACATCTGTTCCTGATTCGTTTTCTATTGGTGCTTGTTCTGCAATAACTGGTTTTTCGACTGCCATTATCTCCTCATGTAATTAAAGTTTTCTTTTTCTTCTTCTTTAACATAGCAGAAAAACCTGTGGGTTGCACGAATTTATAATACTTAGCCTTTGGATTTTTAAAAGAAGCTTCTTTCTTCTCTTGCTTGGTCTTTTTCTTTTTAGGTTCTTTGACCGTGAATCCTTTTTTGAAACTCATTAGTAGTATTCCCTCTGCGAAGGTAGTTGCTGTAACATCGGTGGATCCTCATAATCTTCTGGATGCACGGCTAATCCAACTTGACGATAGCGCATCAATGCTTGTGTCATGCTATCAACCAAATCGTCATGATCACCATAAGGGAAAGCTGCGCATTCTTCAATCAATTCTTCTGCCCATTTCTCTTTTGGTGCCCATACTTGCCCTGCTTCAAATAGTGGTGAAACAGAGTTTACCCTAACATGTTTATCATTTCCTTTGCTCGGTGTAAAGTTTACCACAGGAATTCCTACACGGCGCAGCTCATGCGTGAGCGGTGTACCACTTGCCTTTTGCTCGATGATAATTGTCTCTGGCTCCCAGTATTGATACTCTTCCATCGCAATCCTTTTCAAATCAGGAAAGTCCCATCTTCCTTTTTTCATATCTAACAATATTATATTAGGCGTAATATCATTATACAAAAACACACCCCATGTTGTAATCGCCGAATAATCCGCTGTTTCTTTTTTACTGAACGCTGTATCGTAGCTTTGAATAATATGTTGTAAATTAGGGAGCTGCCGTGATTCCCAAATCTTCCACCACTCTCTTTTGATAATGGAACCTTCTTCACTGGTGGGATTCTGTTGCCACTGTGCATTCCATTTAGCCACGGACAACGATGCTTTAACCGACTCTAACTCTTCCAGCTTCCAGTACTGTGGCCATATTGGTTTATCTTCCAAGATTGCAGGAAATTCTACAACTTCCCATTGGTCTGCTTTCACATCTGTTTGTGCTTTCATCAATTGCCCTGTCAAATCTTTGGTAGACCAACGTGTCATGACGATAACAATCTTGCCTCCTGGCTGAAGACGCTGTCTTGGACCAGAGGTGTACCACTCGTAAGCTGACTCCATCGCCGTCTCACTTAGTGCGTCTTGCTCGGAGTGTGGATCATCAATAATTAATAAATCGGCACCACGTCCTGTAATGGCACCGCCGACACCTGCTGCGAAATATTCCCCACCTTTATTTGTTTCCCATCTACCTGCAGCTTTTGAATCTTGAGATAATTTAATGTCATCAAAAATATCTTGAAAGGCATTCTCTTCCATGAGATTTCTAACCTTACGACCAAAGCGATAGGAGAGTTCTGCTGTGTGGGTGGTTTGAATGATCTTGAGCCGTGGATCACGGCCCATCATCCATGCGGGAAATAAAAAAGATGCAAATTCTGATTTGGTATGTCTGGGTGGCATATTAACAATTAATCGTTTTATACGGCCCTCGGCTAAGGCTTGAAACTTTTCTGCAATTTTTATGTGATGGGACCCCTCTACAAATTCTGGCCATACTTGCTTCACGAACTTCAAGAAGTTTGTTTGTGCCAATGTTTTTAATTGAAATGTTTTTTGACGTAGTAATAGTTTCTTCTTCAGAGTTTCTAACTCTTCAGGATTCATATTGTC